CTTGTACAACTCATTGTTTGCAAAATAACCATACATATAATCACCATTATTTACAAAGGAGTTTGACATCTCACCTGTAGTAGTGTCAACTTCACTTACTTCATAATATTCTAGTGGTATAACCTCGTATTTATTCAGCATACTACTACCAATATTAAACTGCAACCAAAACTTTGCATCAAGATTAGTCCAACCTCTTACTTTATAATCAGTAATAGACCATCTTTTTGTACATGCAATAATCTCTATGTCTTGATATGCTCCAGTTTTACAGAATTCATGGTAGTCTTTAACAATTTTCTCACAGGCCTGTTCTTTTGTAAGATTGTATAAATCCTGAACGAGCTTGTGCGCATCGCCAAATATACCTGTTGAGTGACATTTGTAAACAATCTTGTTCTTGTCTTTGTCAACATATATAAACATTGATGGCGTTTTGTCATTAGGATTAAATATACTTTTAATCTTTACTGATCTACCTGTAAAATCATGCGTTAATCCCAAGTAGTATTTATATATCCATGCATCTGGAATATTATCCAATGATCCTACATATTGTCTACTTGAAAACATAATACAAATCTATAAAAAGAAAAAGGGTGAGCATACACTCACCCCTGTTCTTATACAATGAATAAATTAGTCATTGCCAAATGGCAAATCTAAATCGCTATTTGCTGCACTCTCTGCAGGTGTAGGAAAATCATCTGCAAGTGATGATGATGGTGTTGCTGATTGTGTTGGCTCAAAATTTGAGATTGGCTCTTTATCTTCTGGCTTTTCTTTAGCAGCAATGATATGCACTGCTTCATCAAACTCAATGAAGTTAAGTGGTTTTCTATCATCATTCTCTAATGCAGAGAAAGGATACAAACTTTTACGTGGCTGTGCTTTTGGAAAGAACAATCTGTAATTTGGATTTGTATATCCCTCATTAAAGTACTCAGAACCTGCAACAGTAAAATAGCCCCATAGTTCTGGATCAATAAGATACTTTCTTACTTCCATTACATAGTCTTCAATTGTGTCACCTTCTACACCTTTCTCATTCATCTTTGCAAGAACACCCATTTGTTTTGCAACATTGTTAACCCAGTTGTAGATTTGGTTATCTCTTTGGATTACTTTACCTTCATAGGTATAAGTGCTAAAAGGCCAGTCACCAGACTTTACATTACCAATTTGACCTCTGAATTTACCTTGACTTGGATTGTTTTTATTGATATCTAATCCTTCAAACTCATCACCTCTATCAATTCCTTCTAGACGAACAACAACAAAATATGCATCTTTATTGTATGCAGGAGCATCAAGTGTAATATCTACAATTCTACAATAATGAGTACCTGGAGGTATAATCTTAGAAATACCATTTCCACCTTTGCTTTCTTTAAAATCGCTTGACTTAAACATAATTTTTACTTTTTAAATATTAATCAATATAAACTTTATCCCAGTGTGTAATAAGCTTGCCATCTTCTCCTGGTTCAGAGATAACAATTTCTTGACTTCGCAAGTGCTCTGGGCGTGCGCCACAGGCTATTTCGTCAGTTGTCATAAAACTCAAGATGTTCTTTTTGCCTTTTCTATAGATATAACCTATAGCATCTGAGTTTGAGGTAGTTATACGCTTTAGTTTACCTGTCAAATCCAAGTCTAAAGAGTTAAATTCAGCACCATTTTTCTCTAACAATGTATCTTTGATGTGACCAACAAAAATTACATGAGGTGCTAGAGTTTTTACATAGTTAAGAACTTTCTCAAAAGCTTGGCGTAACCATGGATATCCTGCACCATTAGGCATATTCAAGATGTTTCCATAATTAGCTTTGTGTTTTGTAAACCATTCTTTACCCATGATGCTTTTAGAATATAATTCTTCTGCATATGGAATACACATACTTTCTAAAGCTGTGATTGTGTCAAGAGCAATATACTTGTAAGGTTTGCCTGCATCTGTAATCATGTTACCAATGGTAACAATGTCAGCGATAGACTTTGCTTTAAGTTTTATTGCATCAACGTAGTCAGTACCATCTTCAAGGTCTAGAATCAAACAGTTATCTAATGCAGATAACAAAGTAGTTTTACCCACTTTAGGTTTGCTGAAGATTACAAGATTCTTTGGACTCTTGGTTTCAGCTTTTACTTTTTGCATTGGAAGCACAAATCCTCCTGTGGATTTTACTTCTGGTTGATCTTTTGCCATTCTATTCCTTTTTTAATTAAGTCATTTAACCACTCTTTGTTTGACATAGGCACATTATGCTCAATGCAATAATGATCACGTAGTGTCATTGCGCTCATATGCGTATCTTCTTTTTCAGAATACATACCACCAAATAAATCATCAATAGTTGGTTCTTCTTCAATGGTTACTACATCAGCATACGCTGCTTTTATAGATGTGGAATTCACAAGTTCTAGATCAGACAACCTAATTGCATATGTTGTAGATGTTTTTCCATCAGAAGATGTTTCAACTCCTACATACTTTTTAGGATTAAGTGTCCAATTAGGATTGTTTACCAATCTGTACAACTTTCTGTTAGCACGATCATAATGATCTTGATCCCAGTCAAACAACTCAATGTAAAAGTCTTGGTTGCAAGATAACTCGCTTGACCAAAAACGTACACATTCTACTCTTTCATCTCCAAACTCTTTGCCCATGTAACAGAGTTTTGAACCAAACTTTGGACTGGAGATGCCCATGTGGTTGAAAAGATTCTGCCAGAAAGGAAGGTATTCACTTGTGATTTCCTTAATGTGTTTTTTCTTTTCAGGCTCTGTTGTAGCTTTGAACGTACTACTCATTTGTTAAAATTTAAATTATTACTTACTTTTTGCTGTGTAAGGTTCCTTGTCAGGTTCCAACGCCTCAACAACTTCCATTTTTGCATAATCTGCCTTATACCATTGAATACTAGTCTCTCCAAATCTATTTTTGAGAACATGCATCGCAAGTAAATATTTGTCACTAGGAGTAATGATGTACTTTTGAGGGCCATACCTGCTTATGTTATACTTGGCTGGCCTGTTGTAAGCAATCATTACGTCCGCGCATTGTAAGAGGTAATCGCTTCCAAAGACATCTGCCTCTGTTGGATAATTCTCCAACTTACCTGGCTTTTGTCTTTCAGCATTGTCAATCTCTCTGTTTAACTGAGTAAGAATAATAAACGTAACAGGAAGTTTATTCTTCATCTCAGTCAGCATTGTGGCAAGATTCTGTAATGTAACTTGTTTGCTGGTATCTGAAGCTGACTGGCGAACCAGAAGTGTGTGGTCCAGCGTAACCACAAACGGTTTTTTATATTCTGCATAGAACATTTTTATAGCATTAGCCATGTCTCCAACAGTCATGGATCTATCTATAACAAATTCATTGCGTCCTTTTTGTTTGCCAACATAGATACTCAATTTCTCATAATCAGCTTTAGATAATGGTGGCATGCCATCATCCTGTGCAGATTGTAAGTATCGTATGTCTAAATTGTTAGAGGCAGATAACTCGCGTACGCCCATGTTTCTACCAAGCATTTCAAATTGGAAATGCAAAACCATAAAATCTTGGTCTTTGTTGTTTTCTTGTAAAGACCTTGTCAATGTTGCTGCCACAAGTGTTTTACCAACACCTGGTCGCGCAGCTAAAACATATAGAGATTGCCACTCAATACCATTGAGACCAATAGTATTAAAACCATCCCATGAAGTTTTAAGAGATTTGATCTCTTTTCTTGCACGTTTTGCTACATATTCAAGGCTTTCTTCAAGTATCTCACTGTATTTACGCCATGGTTTTTGGTGCGAAGCTGGCGCATGAGATACTGTTTTGACAGTCTCTGAATTATTATGCATAAAGTAATTTTTTGATAAACAAATATACTAAAAAAATATCAAACTACCATAAAATTTTGGTAGAACCTAACGCATCTAACTCAGTGTTTACCTTATTAAACACGTCATTGCAATCCCATTGTTTTTCGCGTGCATATGCAGCTGACGCAGGGTGACTTGCTTTAAGAACTATTTGAGATTCATCTAGTAAATCCTCAAGTTCTTGTGCTTTCTTGCCTAATAAAACCCATACAATTGGTTTTTTTGCGTTTACAGAGTAAGAATTTAACATGTCTATAAGATACTTTACAAAAGGATCCCATATTGCAAAATGCTTACCTATCTTTCCAACCTCTGTAGTCAGTGAGGTATTTAGCATTAAGATGCCTTGTCTACTCCATTCTGCTAAATCAGGATTCAATTCTTTTGGATCACTGTCGTTATACACTGTTCGTGCAATAGCACCATGTATATATCTAAGTGATGCCTCTTTCTTTCCTGTATTACCACAACTAAATGCAATACCATCAGCAACTCCTAATTGTGGGTATGGATCTTGACCAACTACAATTACTTTTAATTTGTCAAAAGGACACTCAGAAAATGATCTAAATACCATCTTGAGTGGTGGCGTAAAACGCTTCTCTTCATTTACAAGATCTTCAAGAGTCTTGATTATTGTTACAAAATCCTCAGATACTAAGAATCCTTTTAATAGATTGTTCCATCCATTGTTTTTGTCAGTGTCGTATGACTTTAGCATGCTGTGCATTTTGTCAGCAACTTCTTTTGGATCAAGTTTAATTTGACCAGGTGTAAAATTTTTCATAAATTTGATAATTAAAACAAAATATTATGTCAGAAGAAATAGTAAAATCATTTATTCCATCAGGTAAAGACAGCGAATTAATTGATGTCATCAAAGAAGACGCGATTGTGTCTGTTAAAATGAGTACAGGGTACTATAAAAGAATTCAAAATGTTATTGCATTTTTGATTGAAGGTAAATCTGTGCAAGAAGTTCAAGATTCTCATAAAGCAATTGCATCACGTAATATAACTGAACCATGGATTTTTCAATATGAAACTCTTTTGATTCTTTGTAGAGAATTTGAAAAAAATGCTCATGAAGGTAACTTTATTGAAAAAATAACAATTGCAGAATTACGTGAAGCAATGGCTAATGCAGAAGAGCGATTAGCTAAAGAAGATGCAAAAGAACGTGAAGATGCAGAGAAGAAACAAAAAAAATCAGGTCAATAAAGATAAATTCCCAGATCATGACCTAATGATATACATTCTTCTATCACTTTTGACATATCTTGTTTATTACAATCTG